CTCGACCCCGGCTGGATCGCCACCCATCGGCGCCCCAGCCCAGTTACTAGTCGCCGCAGCCCCTGGCGGAGTGATTACTAATGTGTCGGTGATTAATCAAGTCTACACCGGCGATACCTCCGGCACTGCTGAGGTCCTCGGCGGGTCCTACTTCGCTGCCCAGCCCAACCCCGTTGCCCAAGGCTCCACCACCGGGGCAGGGACTGGCGCAACATTCACCCTTACCTACGGTCCAGCATCCCCCCAACGAGTGGTGTTGACTAATCAAGAATACGCCACGCTGGTGTACTGTCAGGACATCGTCGATCCTAATATAATGGACGACATGTTCATCGATGCGTATGTAAAGATCCTCGGCGCGCATTTGTGTATCCCGCTCACTGGCGATAAGAAACTCGCCAACTTCGCTATTCAAGAAGCCAATCAGGTTATCACGCAAGCCCGTCAAGCGGATGGGAATGAAGGGCTGACTGTGAATGACATCTCTCCCGATTGGATCCGTATCCGCGGGATTGATTTTGTCGATCCATACTCGGGCCCCTACTCCGGCTTTGACTTCGGCGGCATGTGGCCGGCGTACGGGTGATTAATGGCTGAGATAATTGCCCAAGCTTCGTTCAACAGCGGCGAATGGGCCCCGAATCTATTCGCGCGGGTGGATCTGCAGAAATACCGTTCCGGTGCAGCGCTGTTGCAGAATTTTTTCATTGATTATCGAGGCGGAGCCAGCACACGCCCGGGGACGCAGTATATTCTCCAAGCTTACAAATCTGCCTACCCAGTACGATTGATCAGCTTTCAGGCTAGTACCCTGGTTGGTTATATCCTCGAGTTTGGGCAGTATTATATTCGATTCTATTACCAAGGCTCACCGGTTTTGGAAACTGGCATTACCGTCACCGCCGCGACTCAGGCTAGTTCATGTGTCATCACTGTCCCGGGGAATGCTTATTCGGTTGGGGATTGGATCTACCTCTCCGGCCTGGGAGGTATGACCCAACTCAACGGGCGATATTTCTCGATCAGTAATGTTTCTGGGAATAACCTCACCCTCGCCGATCTCAACGGCGTAGCGATTAACTCCACAGCCTACACTGCCTACACCTCTGGCGGCACGGCCCAGCGGGTCTATACTCTCACCACCACCTACGCCGCTGCGGATTTGGCTCTGCTCAAGTTCGCCCAGGCCACGAATGAGATGGTGCTGTGCCATCCCAACTACGCGCCGATGTTGTTATCGGTGATTACCGCCACAGATTGGACGCTGACCCCAATCACATTCGGGGCTACAGTTTCGCCGCCTGGTGGGGTGTCTGTTGCATCAACGCTTGGCTCGGGAAATACCAACTACAGCTATGCGGTTACATCCATCGACAACTCTGGCCAGGAATCAGTCCTATCTACCGCGGCGAGTTTGGTTAACAGACAAGATATTCGCTCAGTCGCGGGGTCCAACACCGTCTCTTGGACGGCCCAGCCTGGTGCGGTGGCGTATAATGTCTATGAATCTTATGTGAACTATTATGGTGTCGTCCCGCCAGGGGTGAATTATGGGTTCATCGGCACCTGTAAGGGCACGGAGTTTGTCGATTCGAATATTGGCCAAGATTTCTCCGAATCGCCGCCGGTGGCGCAGAACCCGTTTGTTGGTAGCGGAGTGGCGTTCCTTACCATCACCGCGAATGGTACCTACACCACAGTCCCGAGTGTGACACTGAGTGGGGGTAGCCCTAGCATCCCCGCTTCGTTGGTGGCATCGCTGGGAGCAATCGCCCTTCCGACCATCACCAGTGGCGGGGCTGGGTTTGTTGTTGGGGATACAGTCAGCTTCGGGCACAGTCTGGTTTTGACTGTTACTGGGCAGTCCGGAGGGGCGATCACGTCCTGGGCGTTTGCATTGGGTGGAGCGATCACGTCCGGGTCTGTGCCCAGTAATCCGATTGTGCAAGTGGCTACCAGCGGGGCGGGTACTAACGCCCAGGCGACTGTGACTTGGGGAGTGACGGCGGTTGATGTTCTCGCCGCTGGGGCTGGGTATGGTTCGGTGCCGACCGTGAACTTTTCATCCGGGTCCGCGGCAGCGACGGTGACGTTAACGGCTGCGTCCAATGGCAATCCTTCCGTGCCGAGTTTCTTCCAGCAGCGGCTGGTCCTCGCCGCACCAACTGCGGCTCCGCAGACGTTTTATATGTCCCAGCCGGGGTTGTATTTTAATTTCAATGTCACCGATCCAATCGCCGCCGATAATGCCATCACCGAGACGTTGGTGGCAGGGACACTTAATACAATCAAATCCATTGTCTCCGCCCCAGCGGGGATGTTGATACTAACCGATAAAGCCTCGTGGTTGATCAACGGAGGCACCTCTGGCTCGGCGGTATCGCCGTCGGCTATTGTGGCGAATTTGCAGTCCCATGTTGGAGCTAATGATGTCCCGCCGATTGTGTCGAACTATGATGTGTTGTTTGTGCAGTTCAAGGGATCTGCTGTTCGGGATTTGACGTATAATATCTACTTCAACGTCTTCACCGGCACAGATATCTCCATCACCTCCTCGCATCTATTCTTCGGCTACACCATCAACGAATGGACTTGGGCGGAATGTCCATACTATGTCGTCTGGGCTGTGCGTAGTGATGGGGTGATGTTAACGTTAACCTTTCTTAAGGAACAGGAATTTGTCGGCTGGACACACCAAACCACCCAGGGGCTGTTCAAATCCGTCTCCAGCGTTACTGAATCCACCTCCGATGCTGGCAATGTCGATGCGGTGTATACTGCCGTTCAACGGGTTGTAAATGGCAATACCGTTCAATACATCGAGCGAGTCGCTGACCGGGCATTTACTAATGGCCTCTCCTCGGCCTGGTGTGTGGACAGCGGATCGCAATACACCGGCGCGGGAGCTCTTAGCTTTACTGGTGGGGAGCATCTGGCGGGGTTGACGGTCACTGGGCTAGCCACGGATAATTTGGGGAATGTAACCATCATCACCCCGTTTATAATGCCCCTCAATGGCCAGTTCACCCTTCCAGCCCCATCTAGCGGAGCGGTTAACTACACCACCGTCACCATTGGGTTGGGGTTCACTTGCAAACTCCAAACCCTCGCCATCGACACTTCCAAACAGCAGATTCAAGGTAAGCTTAAAAAGATTCCTAATGTTGTAGTACGTGTAAACAACACCCTAGGCCTCACCATCGGCGATGATTTTAACCACCTCACTCCCATGGCCGATCTTGTTCAAGGAAACGTCTCCTCCATGCTCACTGGTCAGCAAACCCAAGTTGTCTCTGGCCTGTACTCCGGCGACGCCCGCACCTTTCTGGGCCCAACTTACACAGTTCCCGGCCAATACTGCATCCAGCAATCCAATCCTTACCCTGCCACGATCTTGGGTGTGTTCCCCACCCTGGTTGTAGAAGACGACCCATGAACACCGAAGTGAGAAAAATCGACGGCGCCGAGGCGGAACGGCTGGCGAGGGTGTATATCCCCACCAATGCCACCCAGCTGCGGGCAATTCATGAAATCTGTGATGCCTGCGATCCGGCTGTGTCGGTGTGGTTGGGTGAGACGCTGCTGTGCTTGGGTGGGTTTTATCCAGTTCCCGATTGCCCCGGTACTGCGTTTGTGTGGATGCAACACACTCTGGCCGCGTTTGAACACCCAATCGCAATCATTCGCACTGGCCGGGCGGTGCTGGAAGTGGCGATGACTCACTACCCCCGCGTGATTGGGACTTGTTCTTTAGGTGCCCGTAGTGAAGCGTGGTTACAATCCCTGGGCGCGAAGTTCATGCCCAACGCCCGCACACCCAAACCATTCATAATCGAAAGTCCAGCGCATGGTTGATAACTCCACTATCGCTGGAATCGGCATGGGCGCGGCCGCGGGTGGGGGCATTCTTGGCGCGTTCGGGGCGCTAACTTCCGGCGTTGCTAACAAAAACATGGACAACTACCAGTCCGGCGTTGCTAGACTGAACCAACAGATTGCTCAACAAAACGCTGAATTCGCTACCCAAACCGGCGAACAACAGGCTCTGCAATCCGGGCTTAAATCTCGCCAGCAGGCCGGGCAGATCAAGGTCGCTCAAGCCTCGTCTGGGTTTGATGTTAGGTCTGGCTCGAATCTGCAAGTCCAGGCCAGTCAGCAGAAACTCGCCGGGCTTGACCAATCCATAATCCGGTCTAACGCAGCGAAGACAGCGTATAATTACCAAGAACAAGCTTCGGTCGCTGGGGCCCAGGCCCAGGTGTATTCCGCGGCCGGGGCCAACGCGATGGAAGCTGGAGCAATCGGCGCTGGGTCGTCGATACTGGGCGGGGCCAGCTCTGTTTCATCCATGTGGCTGCAAGGCCAGCGGGTTGGGATGTGGGGCAATCCCGGCGGATCGAATAGCGGAGCGTTAGGAAGCTAATTCATGGCCACACCAGTCCCATACTCCGGCACGTTGGATGTAACACCACAGGTTGACCCCCTGTCGCCGGTGCATGTCGACACTCCAATCGCCGCGTTCGGCGGGGCTGTGGCTGGGGCGATCACACACATGGGCGAGGTCAGCGAAGGGGCTGGGAAGGAACTCTTCGCCCGCGCCTATGCAATGCAGGAAATGGATGAACACAACAAGGCCGACGCTGCATCTGCGGATGTGTTTACCAAGCAAACCCTGCGGTATCTTGAACTCTCTGATCTCCCGCCCGGCGATCAAAAAGCTGCCTTGCCTCAATACATGCGCGATCTTGCCAAGATGCGTGAAGACGGCGCGGCGGGGTTAAATTCCCCATGGGCCAAACAAGCCTACCTAGATCAAACTCGGCGTAATGAATCGATGATGATCTGGCACGGTGCTGTGCTGGGCCGGGAGGGGTTTGAACAAGCCACCACCAAGGCGGGGTTGGCTAAGATTAGTTCCCTGGGCGATCAACTTGCTACTCTGAACGTCTCCGCTGGGCCGGAGTTTGACCAGCGAATCGCGGGACTTAAATCCGCTGCTGTTACGTCGGTGAGTGAGAGCAAAGCCCTTGGTCGGTTCGCGCCCGGGACGCCTGAGAACGAAGCTGCTGCGTCGAGGCTGTTGTCGCAGGAGATCAAGAAAGTCGCCTTGGCGCGGTCCAATGCCAATGGTATCGATGGCAAAGCATTCTTCGAGCGGATGTCCAGCGGCGATCATCCGCTGCTCTTGCCCGAGGATGCTGAGTCTATCCGCGGAGTTATTGAGTCCCATGAGTTGAACAAAGGCGCAGCGGACATCGCCCGCGAAGCGGTGCGCACTGCCCCGCCGGATGCGACGGTCAAGGACGTCGGCGCGCTGGCTCGGGCTAAGGCTATGGCCAAGGACCCGAGAAATCCTGATCTTGCCGATAATGCCGAACAGCGGTCGATGGCGGAGGTGGAACAACACCAGAAGGCTGTATTCCTCGCCAATCAACAAGTCCGCAATGAGTTGATGTCGCAGATTAACGGGGATAAATCTAAGGACGGTAAGGTCCCACTATCCCCCGAAGAAGCGGAGCGGATGAATCCAGGGTTTAATCAGAAGTTTAACACGCTCGATCCCACTTCACAAAAAGCTTTGTTGGAACGTTTTCGCAAGAACAATGACATCGGCGGAGTGGAGCATAATCCCACTGGGGATTTGACTTACTACAGCCTGATGCGGATCGGAATTAACCGCGACACCACATCGACGCCTGAGGATTTGAAGACCCTGGCCGAGGCGGATTTTACAAAACCGCAGTATACCAGCATGACACGAGATCAGATAAGTAATCTGATTAAAATCCAGCACGATGTGGTTCATCAGCAGATTCAGAACCCGCCCATGCAAATGGCGTTGCATTTACCTCAAGTGACTAAGATGCTCAAGGACGCTGGGATTTTGGGGGATGATGGTAAGGCTGTTGACCAGGATACATACAACAAATTCCAAACTGAATACCAACAAGCTATTATTCAATACGGCCTGGGCGCCGAACGGTCGGTTAAGAATGATAATGAATTGGGAATTATCGCCAAGGATTTAATCTCCCGAGAAACGAAGATAAATAGAGGCTGGTTTTATAATAGCAAATCCATCACCAATCTCATCGACGCCGATCCGGCTCCTGAGAAGCCGGATAGTGTCACCCGCGCAGCACGGTCACTGTTCAGGCAAGCTTACAACCGCGAACCAGATCTGTCCAGTCCAGCGGATCTGGATGTCGCGAATCAGCTGGCCTTGCATGCTATCTACAACAATTTGGGTAAATCCGCTGGCTCGGCCAAATCTAAAGTTGAAGATCGAGTGGTGCCATGAACGCCATGACTCCGCTGGATCCCAACATCGACTTTGACCCAACGATCGATCCTTTCACGCTCGGCGGCGATGATATCGCCAGGACTATCCGCTCGGCCCAAGTCCAACAGCGAATCGCTATCAACGACGGCCTTGAACAAAACCCCGACGACGCTGCCGAAGCCAAGCAGTTGTCAGACCTCACTGGCACACCCCCGGCGTGGACGCTGAATAACCTCGATGAAGAACGGGAGAATGTCCGACGACAGACTGCTCAGCAGATTGTGTTGAACAACCCCGAGTTGGTTGCGTATCTGCAATCCCATCCCTTGGCGGCCTCGATCTCCAACGATGACTGGGCCAATCTAGACAAATTCTCCCGCGATGCTGGGTTATCGGCGGGACTGTTAAAGGCCATGACCAGCACCTTTGCCACCCCGGTGAAGGTGGTCGATGCGGCCCTGCGCGCGGCGGGGCAGGCAGGGGATGAGGCGTTTGAACAGGAACCCCTAGGCAAGGCTCCGACCGAAATCGCGGATGAGATGTACCACGGCGTCCGAGGGCCGGGATGGTCGCTGGCGACCGGGGAACTCTCCGCAGCGAGTCTGCTGTTGCGGGTGATGAACGCAACCGGGGCAGCGGCGGTGGCGGGGGCGTCGGCGGGCGGGGAGACGTATCTTAAATCTCTGGAGGACCAAACCGGGGCGGCCCTGGGCGCTGGCCAGTTTGGTCGCGAACTCGGGGCCATGACTGAATGGGCCATGATGCGTGGGGATATGCCACTGCATGGGGAGGGTCCGGCGGGGATTAAGCACGAAGATTTCATTCGACAGCAGGCCCAGGCTAATTCTGAAATTGCAGTGATTCGAAACTGGTTCGCTCAGGGGAAGGAACCCCCGGCGGGGCTGAGCGCAACGGTGGATGCCGCCAAGGGCAAGCTTAATGAAATAATGCTGAATCTCTTGGATCGAGATCTAGCCAATGCCCAAGCCGATCTGACCAAAGACCGCAGTTCAGAGATGTTTGCGCAGTTTGTGAAGCAACATTTTGGGGATAGTACATTCACCATTCACGGTGATGCAGTGTTGGGGTTGTATGGGGATAAACTTCCTGGGCCTGGGGATGGGTTACTGGGCTGGGTGCCTAATATCGACGCTCAACTGGCCGCGGCCAGGGATACTGGGGAAGGGATCTCGGTCAAAGCCGCAGATTGGCTGGCGAATGTTGATCCCAAGGTAGCTAGGGCCCTGCATGATGACATCCGCATGTCGCCGGGAGGGATTACAGCCAATGAAGCCAAAGAGCCGATTCCTCCAAGGGCTGTGATTGACGATCCGCTGCCACAGGTCCGCGCTGGGGCGGGGTTGGAACCAAAGTTTAGCATGGGGGATCGGAAGTTAACTTTATCGAGAGCCGATTCGCCTTCAGAATCTATAACTGGAGCAGCGACAGTAATCGACGGACAAGTATTCTCAGGGCCAACACATGCACATTCTATGGAGGCGGCCCATGAAGCTATTGCACCAGAAATGGATTTCGAACAGTTCTTTGATAAATATAAGGATCAGATTATAGGAGATGGAACAAAGACTCTGTTCAAAACCTCCACTGGCCGTGTAGTAAATAATATCGAAGCTGGAGAAATCGCCTCCAAGGCTCGACAGTTATCAGCGGATGATATGGAGGATGTAAAAGAAGGGGGTTTAGCGTCAGAACAATTAGGTTTGGAAAATAAACAAACCCTGAAGCCCAAGCTGGCTGTGGAGGAGGATGACCCCTACGCCCATCTGCGGAACGCTTTGGGAGTTGAAGAAACAAACCAGATTGGGGATGACTCAAGCACGAGGCCCTCACCTGCAATTCCCATCCCAGGGAAAAAACTTGAAGGCAGAATATCTCTTGAACCAACCGGCGAACGGCTGAGTGGAACCCGATTCCATGAATTTAATATTCTCGATGAAAACGGGCAAAGTGTTGGAGAGATAAGTCTTGGATTAGGCACTGATCGATCGCTGTTCGTCAACTGGGTCGGCGGCCAAGCCGGATTGTGGTCTAATAGTTTCGGCCCGGCACTGATTAGGGATTTGAAACGGCAGTTGAAGGAACTCTATCCGGATTATGATTACATCACTGGGTTTCGGGTTAGTGGGGCTCGGGCCAATGCGGGCGCGACCGGGGTGGCGAAGGTGAAGTTGGATGCGGATGATTTTGATCCGCAGAGTCATCATGACATGCAGGAGATATTTGAGGGGGGTTGGCAGCGATATAGCGATTCTTTACTGACTCGAGAGAGTGAAGCCTCCCTGGCCCAGACGGAATTGGGCCGAGTTGCGATGGAGGAAGTTCAGCGTATCACTGGTGGACATAGTAAAGTCGTACCGACCACAGGGATCTATAGTGAACGGGCGGGGAAGTACGCAGCTGGGGCCTACATGCCCAGCCGGGAGGGCCGCCCGGATATTCTGCTGGATATTATGCGCGACGACCCGGTTGGTGTGGGCCGCCACGAAGCGATGCATTTTCTGAGAGGGTATAATTTCCTCACCGACAAGGAATGGGCGGCGCTGGAATCTGCGGCGATGTCCGAAGGTTGGCTGGCGCGGTACAACATCGGCCAACGGTACGGACACCTCACCCACGAGGAACAACTAGAAGAAGCCGTCGTCGATGGATTCCGCGAATGGGCTGCCCAGGCCCCGGAGATTCGACCCAAGACCGGGATCGGCGCAGTGTTCCAGAAGATTATGGATTTGTTCGACGCGATCAAGGCCCGGTTGGGGTTCGGTGCCGATGCGACTTGGGAGGAGGTCTTCGCGAAGGTCCATTCTGGGGAAGTCGCTGGCCGGGGACCGGGTGCGCCGAGAGTGGAAGGAGCGGCGGATATCCGTGGGCTGGAGGCAAAGTTCTCCCTCGAGGGTGCCGACAACCTCCGCGCCCAGGCTGTGGGTCTGCGCCCAGAGTCCTTCGCCAGGGTCATGCAAGCCGCCCGTGAAAAGGACGAGTTCGACATGAAAGCCGCCCAGGCCCGGGCCGAGAGAGACCAGGCGCGGAGACAGACTAAGGAATGGAAAGCCAACTCTGCGGATATAGCCAAGGAAGTATCGGCGGAGATTCGCCAGCGGCCGGACATCGCTGCGGATTTGTTCATCGGCTCTGGTGAACTTATGGGGAAGAAACTCCAACAGCGATACACTCTCCGCAGAGAGGATTTCACCCCCGAACAACTCGCGATGATACCGGAGCATTACACCTCCAAGAACGGGCTCCCTGCCGATCAAGTCGCGGGGATGTTTGGATATGGGTCGAGGGATGAACTGGCCTGGGCCCTGGGGCGGGTGAGTGAACTGCGGAAGGCTGATAATGGCAACCGGATGGGGAGGGATGATTTTATTCGGCAGATGGTGAAGACCGAAACCGAACGGCGAATGGAGGCGCGGTACGGAGCGCTGGATGATAATATCATGGACGCTGCGACTGAGCAGGCGTTGAGTGAACCGGCGTTGAATTTGTTGCATGAAGAATACATGGCCGCGTGCTTGGAGGCGGGGAAGATCGGGGTTGACCGGGAGGTGGTCAAGGCCGCGGCAAGGAATGTAATCAACTCCAAGACCTTGGGGCAGATCAATTCATTCCGCTTGATGCAGGACATGGGCAAACATGCCAGGGACGCAGAGAATTTCCTGGCGAACAAAGACTTCGGCAAGGCGGTGGTGGCGTTGGAGAAACAGACGCTGCTGACCTACGCAGCGAAGGAGGCCAGGCTCCTCGAGAAGGAAATGGCTAGGTTCGATAAAACCGCCAAACAATTCTCCAAGCGGGTGATCCCCAGTATGGAGACGGAGTATACCAACTGGGTGCATTCGATATTAATGCAAATCGGCAAGAAAGTTCGCCGGACACCTGAGGACCTGGCCCGGGCGATTGCGGCGGAGACTGAGGGGACGCTGAAGGACTTTGTCGAGGCCAAGCGATCGATGTTGCAGGTTCTGCCGATTTGGGATAAGTTGTATGATGCGAACTGGAAGAGTGAATATAAAGACCTATCCCCGCCAGAGTTCAGGGCGGTGCGGGATTCGATAGTGGCGTTGATACACAACGGCCGGGAAGAACGGAAGCTGATCAAGGCTGGCGATGAGGCAGATCGCCAGGAGATTAAGGAACAACTGATCGAGAATGTCTCCCGATTCGCTGCGACTGAAAAGAACGAAACTGGCGGGGCGAATATAGTAACCCAAACCCTACGTTCCGGGCTGGCCAGCGTTCTACAAATCGAGCGGGTGTTCACTCGCTGGGATAACTTTGATAAATATGGTGTGTGGAATCAGTATGTCCTGCGGGATATGATTGATGGGGTGAATCAATCCGATGCGTGGAAGAAAGAAACCAGTAAAAAAATATCCGCGCTGCCGGATATTGAGGATATGCACAAAAACGTCCCCAATCCGGGGTTGTTCAAAGCTCCGGCAGATTATGGTGGGCGGACACTGACTATCAACCGCGAGGGTTTGCACGCGATAATGTTGAATATGGGGAATGAATCGAATCTGACTAAAATGTCTAAGGGTTGGGGAGTGGATCCGAACGCGATTCGAAACTGGGTGAACACCCACGCCACGGCTGCGGATTGGGATCGGGTCCAGGCGATTTGGGATATATTTAAGGGGCTCAAGGATCGGTCGGATACAATGTATCTGTCGGTGTCTGGCGTCCCGGCCCAGCGGATTGAGGCGGTACCATTCACGAATCGGCATGGGAGCTATCGCGGCGGGTATTATCCGATGATATACCATCCCACGTATGAAGGTGAAAGCCGGAAGTTGATGGGGAATGTCGGGCTGCTCGGGGAGGGGTTTGAAGGGTTTGACCGCGCCATGCCTGGGGCGGGGTATGAGAATGATCGGACGGGGTATATTGCCCCGACTGCGCTGACGTTGGATCAAATGCCTAATCGTATAGCGCAGATGATTCACAACACCGCGGTGCGGCCGGCGGTGTTGAATGCGATTAAGGTGTTCAAAGATCCACAGATTCGAGCAGCGATCACGACGCATTATGGCAAGGAATACACCGATATGCTTGTGCCTTATCTGCGGAGTGTGGCTAATGCTAGCAACAACGCGCAGAAGGATGGGCTTTGGCTGGCGGGGGTTAGTGAATTCATGAGACAGAATTTAATCGGCGCATTAGTGTTGTTGAATCCGGGGACGGTGTTGAAACACGGGCCTACAGCGGCGGGGTTGAGTGTGGCGGAGGTAGGGTTCAGGCCATTCGCCGATGCGGTACATAGCCTGTTCTCTATTAATGATCAAACCAATGATACCAACTGGAACTTCGCGGTGAGTAATTCGCTGGAGTTACAACGCCGCGATCGGAACTGGCAAGAGACGCTGTACGGCGCGACCGGCGAACTGCGGGCGGGGAATAAATTCGGCAAGTGGCGGCAGCGGATTATGGAATGGGGCAGCAAACCAATCGCGCTGTCGGATATGATGTCGGCGGTGCCTACGTGGTTGGCGCAGTATAAAAAGGCCATAGAGGAAGGCGCGACCCACGGCGATGCGGTGTATGAAGCTGACCGGGCGGTGCGGGGCGCGCATGGGTCGACGTCGGTGACGAATCGGCCGATGTTGACGAATTATGTCAGTCCTTGGTTTACCTCGGTGTATAATTTCTTCAATGATATTTTCAATCGCCAGATGGAGACGCTGTGGAGAGCGGGAGAGATTAAGGGGCTGGTTAAATCCGGCCAACACGATGCGGCGATGAAGGTAGCGGCTGGAGTGGCGGTGGGGATGTTTGCGTATAGTATCTACCCAGCGATTGTGGAGAGCTTGGTGAGTCCGCAGCCAAGTGATCCCAAGGATAGTTGGGGAAAGCGGGCGGCAAAGTCGTTGATCTACACCGAGGGCGCGACGCTGCCGGTGATACGGGAGTTCACCAACGCGATTCTTGACGCCAAGGACCCGGATGTGGGATTGTTGTCCACCGAGGGTAAGGCGATGTATGAAGTTGCTCGTGATTGGGGGAAGAAAGAACCGCTCAGTCCACTCCACGCGGAAAAGATGATTCGCGATGCAGGGATGTTCGCCGGGGCGTTTACTGGGGTACCGGAACAGGTGAGTAAGGAGGTTAGTGCCGGGTACGGCCTGGCCCAGGGGATTGAGAAACCCAAAGGTCCCTGGGGATGGTTGGTGTTGGGGAGGTATGGTACCATCCGGGGGCATTCGCAGACGTTTAATGATTACTTGGCAGGGAAGTCCATGCCGAATAGGTAGGAGGTAGCACAATGGATCCGCAGGTAAGTAGTATCCTCACAAGCATCGGACTGGCAGTAGCAAGCTCGGTGGCAGCGTACGCGGCGAGCAAGGGGTTGATTCCCTCCGCAGATCAGAACACCATCGCGAATGATTTGGTGACACTGGGCAGCGGGCTGGCAGCGGCTGGGTTGGCTTGGTACAAAGCTCGGCAGCATAGCCAGAAAGCGATGATTGATGAAATCAACACCGCGGATAATGGTGTTAAGGTTGTGAGTGATGTGGTCCAGGCCCCGAGTGTGGATGGGCCATTGAAGGGAGATAAGCCATGAACAAGCTCTGGGCGATCACCTTACTGGGCCTGGCGGGGTGTAATGTCAACATCAACCCGAACGTGGCCACACCGAATCAGGTGATTATCGCTGCCAATGCGTACAACGCTGCGGAGGTATCGGCGACGAATTATCTTCGGCTGCCGTTGTGTGGGGTGGAGGTTAAAACCACCTGCCGAACACAGGCGATTAGTCAGTCGATTGTAAACGCTGTTCGGGCCGGGCGAACTGCTCGCCGGGCGGTGTTGGCGGATCTGCAGACTAATACCACCGTTCCGCTGACTTTGCTGCAAACCCTCAGCGCGGCGGTGGTGACTATGCAATCTGTGGGTGGGATATAGGAGAACGAACATGACCGCAGCTATAGCGCAGTTGATTGTGACGTTACTGAGCGGGTTGCTGCCTGTGATCGGCAGCTTCACTTCCGGCCAGGCGGCGAGTGTGATCGCGTTGTTGGAGAATATCCTCCCGGTGGCGATTAATGAGGTCACCAGCATCGTGCCGTCGGTGCAGAATATCATCGCGGCATTGCAGGGGAATGGGAGTGTTACTGCCGATCAAGTAACGGCCCTGCAAACCCTCTCGGCGCAGTATGATGCCGCGTTCGAATCGGCGGCGAGTGATGATGGATTTCCGACCTCAACGCAATAAGGATATCGCTATGTCTCTTGAGCCGACTATTAGCTATGGGACTATAGTTCAAGTCCTGGCGATGATGATTGGGGCATTTGTTGTTGTGGTTCAAATGCGGACTAGTTTGGGGTATCAAGTGCAGCGGCTATCCGCAGTTGAGGAGGAGGTACATGAACTAGGGAAGTTGGTGGTGGACAACGCCAGAATGGAGGAACGGCTGATTTCCCTGCGGGCTGATCTCACCGCGACTAATCTGCGGATCACTGCAATAGAGACTTTACTTCGGGCGAAACTTCCGGAGGTGTAGGCGCAACCGGGGTGGCGGAGAAGAACCTCGCCCCGGTTCGTTTTTCGGTACGGACCAGGCGAAGCATCCCTGAGCCGGTCATGATTTCCATTATGCGGAGGATGGAATGGAGTGGGACATGGCTGCGAGCGAAGTGGACGATCCGCTGTTCGGACACACCGGTGCCGAGGTCGTTGACGCGGACGTAGTGTTGGATTTCATCCATGGCCATACCGTCGGCGTTGACTGCACCGGCTTTGAAGATGTCGGGCATGCTAGTTTCGGCGGCGACGAGCCATTCTAGGGCCTGCATGAAGTCGGCTTCGGTGAGGATAAGCCCGGAGGATTTGTTGATGGACGCGATCATGGAGAGTTTGTAGATGTTCATCTTTCTTCTGCCGATGTAGTGGATCAGCCGGGGATGGTTTGGGACGGGAGGTTCACCTAGCGCCCGCCATTGGTTAACGGCATCACGGTATGATTCGGTGACGCGGAACTCCCCATAGAGGGAGTTTATTAGTTTCAGGTCATGGATTAGCTCGGTCGGGTCGTTGGCAGCGGATTTGGCGAAGTCGTCGCCGATGATCCGCTCGTCCGAGAAGGCGAAGATCAGCCGAGAGGTGAATCCCTGGCCCCAGGCGCTTTCGGGGATGAAGTCCATCAGGTTCTGGGGCGTGGACCCGGCGAGGATGTTGACTAATGGGCTGGTGAGTTTGACCTTGAGATCGCCAGTCCGCCGGCGCTGGCCATAGGCGTCTTGGTCGTAGAAGGAGGAAAGCCCATCGGTCATTTCTTTCTCGTATTTGTGCATGAATGACCCGAGCTCATCGGCGCAGATAAAGGCGGCGTTGTAGATGATCTCCCCCTCGGGCTGGCGGATGATTGTGCGCTTGGACTCGGCGAGGAAGTCCACCAACGCCGCGAAGGTGATGCTGGTGGGGGTGATGAAGGGGTCGGGCATGGCCGCGGCAAGTTTTCGGGCCTCGCGAATGGCCCGGGTCTTGCCGGTGGATGGGTGACCGACGATGAAGACATAGAGGTTGGGGTATACTGGGGTTGAAGTTTGGATCCAGACCTTTTGTTCCAACACCGCCGCGATGGTGGTGATCGCCGACCAGATACGGAACGGCTTGGGGGAGTGGAGGTTATCGGTGTGGGAGACAAATGCGTCGATCCAGTTGGGGAGATGTCGGGCGCCGTTGGTGGGGGAGGAGCCCATGTTATGATACCTTATGGCTGGCGACAAGGTTGTCTAGGAGATTGCGGATTGGGTGGCGACGGCGGGGGTCGTGGCCTCGGTAAGGGATAAGCCCGTCAGGATTGCTGGATGATACGTGGCCTTTGTTCCATCCAACCTCCGCATCATAAGGGATTCTGAGGACCCGTCCATCTGCCAATGGGATGGGGACCTCCAATTCCCGGAGAAGGATGGGAATGATTCGTTCTTCATCGGATTCCTTGTACATGAACGTGATCGCATCGTGGTCTTGCATCATGACTGTGGCGATCCCCATCCGCCAGATTTTCAGCATCGCGGAGTTTACAATATCCGCAAGGGAACACTGAGGATCATAGGCGATCGCTTCACGAAGGGTGCTTGGATCAGAACGTCGGCCGAGGAACCATCGCTTCCGACCAGTAAGCGACGTAAGATGCCCCATTGATCGGAGGGTATGCTCGACGTGAGCTTGCCATCGGCGATGTGCAGGAAAAGCGTTAAAGTACTTGGGCTGGAATCCGGCGACGACGTCGATGGGGAGTTGGGTTTGCTGGGCGAGGGTGTAGGGTTTGCCGCCATAATTTGAGCCGTGCCCGAGTTTTTTACACATAAAGCGATAGCTGTGGTGGCGATAATAAGGTCTCTCAGCTGTCGCCTTGTCTCGGCTAAGGTCTCCGGTCCAGTCCAACTCCGGCCAGACAATTCTTGCAACCGCTGTATGAGGGTCTCCAGTCTCACATGCGTCGAGGTAAGTTCCGTCTCGGAAGAGGTTCCATTCGATGGCGCCGACGCAGAAGGACTCGCCGGACTTGGCGTCGAACTTAGCAAATTTATAACCTGGGTCAGCGATGAATATAGATCGTAGGGATTCTTCAACATTTTGTAAGTTTCCCCCTGTCCCGAACTCTGATAGGGAACTGCTAAAGCGGCCTGTACTTGTCCCAGCAATGTTATAGCTTGTTCGTATTCGGCCGTCGGGATCAATCGCTGTTCGTAGGACACTGAGTTTATCTCCAAGTTCGGTGAGGGCGTTGATGTGGTGGATTAGCTGGGTGGCGATGGGGTAGGCGGCGAGTTTCTCCCGAGCGTTGCGGTCGGTAGTGGGTCGGCCTTGTTTGGTGATGGGGGAGATGCCTAGCTCGGTGTAGAATAGGCGCTGCAGATCGGCGTTGGATCGCCAGTTGAAATCGCCGGACATTCCAACGCCGTTGTAGATGATGCGGTTGAGTTGCTGTTCTATATGATCAATGCTGTCGCAGAGCTCATCGATAACTTCACCACGACGAACCAGATCAACAAGCACGCCGCGACAACGCATATCCAGAACAGGGCCTTGAAGAGCTCGGGAGAAGGTGTAGGTGGCGGCGGTGATGGGGTCGAGTTGGGGATGGGTGGCATTGAACACGTCCTGGGTTACACATACGTCGAGGCCGTTGTAGATTTGATCACGCTCGAAGTCGGTGTATTGGGCTGGGTCGTCGAGGTGGGTGGAGATGATTTTCACAGTTTGATCACCGGTGGTCTCCTTTGGTAATTTCATCCCCCACCCAGCAAACTGGCCATGGGTGGGGGTCATCTACCCCTAAATAAATCCAAATCTCCTCTCCTGTTTCAGAATACCCTTCGAATCTTGCGGGCTGTTCTTGTTGTCTCCAATGGTTGTAACGAGTATCAAAATCGGCATCGGGCGATCCTGGCGGGGTAAAGTCTACATCGAAGACAGGTTTAACCCAGTAGAATGCGCCTGGCTTGTATTTGGGTTCCATTTTAGTTATCCCTCTTGATTGTCTTCTCTCGCTTGCGCATGTGTTTCCAGCTGCCTTCATCAGAGTAGATGGAACCTAAGTAGCCGAGGCTTTTTAGGGACTCGGGCTGGAGAGCGTGGTGGAGTAGCATGGTGTCGTGGGCGGCGCCCAGCACTTTGATCTTCATTGATCGCCAGAGGAAGGCGATGTCGTAGGCTCCGTTTTGGAACAGCTTTGGGATTGATGGATCCTCAAGCACGTCACGGATAGCGCGCCAAGCTGATCGTTCATCGTGAGCAGTCGGCCAGTAGTTGTTATCTGCTCGGCGGGCGTCATCGAATGGTATAACGATCGCAAGGTCGGCTCGGGGAGCGAAGCCAATGCACGTAATTCGATCTGCAGACGTTTCAATGTCGACTGAAAGGAGTGGGCATCTGAGGATATGGGTGGCGATGAAGTGGTGAATATCTTCGATCGACGGTTCGATCCATATTTGGCGGGGAGGTCGGTGGATATCGGCATGGGTGGATTCTCGCTTGGCTTTCATGAAGTCGGCGATTACGGTTGGGCGCAGATCGTAGTTGCGAAGTACAGCGGAAGGATGGTAGGTAGGGAGAAGCTTGAAATCAGCAGCAGTATGGGTAGACAATAAAGTAGTACCCCGCAGTTTAGCAATCCCAGTCGAGCCAGTAAGAGCCCAGAGAGCAACATTACCCAGGCAGATAACAAGATTGGGGTTGTGTTTAATAAGCTCATCTCCAAGTTTGTCGAGTTCGGGGGCGAATTCGGCACGCACGAAGTTACCAGCAGGTCTGGGGCCGGATTTGTTGATAGTGAGCTTAAGCGCTGGGTAGCCGGGGATAGCATCAGATTTGGCTCCGAGGAAGTGGGCGAGATTGTTGCCAGGCGGGTGGATGTTGAATACGTTGGTGCGGTGAACTTCGGGGTGGTTGGCCCAGATGGCGATGATGTGGCGATTGTCGTTGGTGCGGTAGTAGAGGTCGATTAGGCCGTGATCGACTGGGGAGAGGTCGATTAGCTGGGCCTCCCCCATCATGCGGAGGAGTTCGATACCCGAGGCACCGATGAGGGTGGAGGAATGGCGGGCTTCGGCTTCGCCACGGGCTTCGGCGAGGAGGAAGAGGGGGGTCATGGAAACGGGTCTCCACATTCGCAGATTATGGCCGTGATCTGGCCGTTGGTGTAGAAAGCGAAGAAAGTTCCGCCCCAGTTGATGGGGAACCAATAGAAGGCTAGGGTCATTTGCTGCACCTATCTGCGACTAGCTGGGCATAGCCGGCAATGTCGGCCCAGTGGTCGCGAAAGTCCGGATCGCCAGCGAGGATGCGGCCGATTTTGTGGGCGATCATGTCGAGGGACTCGAGTTGGGGAGCGGTAAGTGTCTTTGTGGACCGTTCGTACATAACACGTTTGATGGCTTGGGTTATCTCGGCGTGGAGGGTGTAGTCGCCGTGGGTCTTGCCGCGTTCGGCGATTAGTTCCCTGGGAGTGGGCTTGGTGGGGGAGCCGGGGAAGATCTTCGGCTCTGGAATTGTTTCGTGGGATTCTGGCATGGATTCTCTCCACAAAAATATGGGGGTGTGGAATATCACACCCCCATATTGTGATTAATCCTCCACTCTCGCGGTTCGCTTGACTTCGGCGAATTCGCGGGTGTTGTCGTCGCTCATGCGATGGGTGACCACAGCCAGGACCTGGGAGTTGACAACCTCCTGGTTGCGGACTCGGCGAGAGACGGGTTCGGAGAGGTCGATACCGCAGTCTCGGTGGAATTGGTCGAGGAAGGTGATGGAGTCGGGCGTGAGCCAGAAGGTGATGGAGAGGGACTTGCCTTCCAATCCGCCGATCTCGTTGAGGGCTTCCTCGTCGACGTCTTCCATGGCGGCGATGGGGCGGAGGGGAAATTTGATCCCGGTGTTGCCGGCCTTGGACTTGGGGGTTTCAGCGTGTTGCCCGACGGTGCAGAGGTAGGTGCCGACCGGAAGCGGGGGCGGGAAGACAACCTCGGTCGGGGCTTCGTCGAGGATGGAGGCGAAGTGGGGGGTGGTGGACATGGTGGTTACTTGGCTCCGAAGTTGAGGGATTTGGTGAAGTTGTGGATGATGGTGTCGAGGTTGAGGAGGGCGCCTTTCATTTCTGGGGAACGGTCTTTGATTTGCTCCAAGGCGATGCGGTATTGGAAGATGTTGTCGATGGAGATGGGGACGGCGGCAGGTTTGGGTTGGTTAATGGGTATTGGATGGGGATGGTTGTTGTATTCCATTCGGATTATACTCTGCGGAGGGTTAGGGACTTTGGGTGAGGCGGGGGGTTGGGCCCGATGGGGGCGATGTGCCCTTCCTCAATCTTCGCGGGGGAGTCCCTGAGTACCCGGAAGAATTCTGCAAGGCCTGTGGCGGCGTCGAGATCGCGACCGGCGAAGGCTTTGGGTTTGGACGTGGCGAGGTCGATCATCGCGTCGGAGTGGAGTTGGAGGGTGCGCTTCTCGCCGCGCTTGGTCATGCGGATGTAGTTGGGGAAGTATTGGGGGATCTTGGGCGAGAGTTTTTGGCCTACGCCTTGGGGGAAGATTTTGGTGGTGCCGTCGGGCTGGGTCATGTAGTTGCCGTGGCAGATGACGATGACGTTGGTGGCGAAGCTGGGGGAGGTGAGGTTGGCGAGTTGTTTTTCAACATCGTCCTGGGCGTTGCCATAGATGGCGCGGCCGTCGGCATCGCCGGAGCGACCTTTGGGGGTCATAGCTTCGTGGAAGTCGTAGGCAGCGTCGCACCAGCGGGAGAGGGAGTCGATGACGAGGATGGTTTCGGGCCCCCACTGGGCGGGGATGCCGAGGTCGATGTCGTCGTATTGCCAGCGATTGAGCATTTTGAGGGAGTCGATCCAGGCGCGGGGCTTGCCGTCGATTGTGGTGCCGGCGGCGGTGCCTTTGTAGGCGTCGCGGAGGGAACGGTATTCGACGCTGTCGAGGCGGGAGGGGCATTCATCGCGGACTCGTTCGGCGAACCCGTCGAGGAGGTTGTCGAAGTCTAGGATGCGGAGGAGGTAGCCGGCGGAGACGAGGGAGGCGAGGGCGGTGGTTTTGCCGGTTTTGGCGTCGCCGAGGAGGAGGAGTTTGACGAGGGAGGAGGAGTGGTGGTTAGCTAGACTGGGCATTAAGGGACTCCAAGGTGGCGGTGATGTTTTCAATTCGGCGTTGTATTCTTTCGATTTCGTGGTAGAGTTGTTGAATTTCTTTGAGTTTGCGTTCGACTTGGACCTCGTAGGTTTCGATGTTCTTTCGATGGACTTGGATTTGTCCGGCGAGGAGGGCTTTGGATTCATCGTGTTTACTGGGCATCGGGTTTCCTTATAAAATCCGGGCAGCGGAAGCGGGAGTCGGTGATGTTTGGGGAGTTGATTGAGTTGGGTTGTTCGCAGCGTCCTTCGTAGTGGGTGAATTGTTGCCATCCAGTGCAGGTCTCGCAGCAGTTGGGTGGCCAGCGGAGCCAGGAGGGGAGGGGCGGGGCTATCTGGTCCGGTAGTGGTTTGTCCATGTTCGCCTCCTGGGGATGTTAAGGCGTCGGGCGAGTACGGCGGGGTAGGATTGGTGGATATTGTATTTGTTAGCGATTTGTTTAATGGGCATTCCGGCGATGTAGTCGGCGATCATGGATTTGCGGAGTTTGATGGTGAGGGATTGGGAGGGTGGTGTGGACATGGTCATTTTCTTTCTTCTGCAAGCCTTGGTTTCAAGGGGTTCCATCGATTTTGAGTCTCCAGTTTGGTGAAGTCGTTGGCGAGGAATCGCTCACGAATGGCTGGGGATTTGGTGCAGATTTCGCGGAAGCGGCAGCCGCCGAACTTGTCGCAGGAGGTGTCGTTCATGGGCCAGTGGTTGCGATCGGCGTAGGCTTCGTTGATGGTGAGGAGATCGCGCAGGTCGTCGAGCCATTCGATGAGCTGGTCGTCGGTGCGGTAGGTGAAGCCCCTGGCGAAAGCGTTGGGTTTTTCAAGCATGATCTGCGCTGCGTCGATGATGACCCCGCGGATGGGAGCGGAGAGAAGCATACGCCCGGCGAGGGTGTAGAGAGTCATTTGGTTGTTGGGCTCGTATTGGCGAAAGTAGTATGGGCCGAGGGTGGTGGTGGTGGTTTTGCGGTCCATGACCAGGAGCTGGTCGTTGAAAGAGACTACGCGATCGAGATGGCCGGAGAGGAGGTAGGGTTGGGAGGGGCCGTAGCCACCGGGGCCGAAGTCGAGTTCGAACCGGAAGCTGAGCTCTACGGCGGGGGTACCGTCGGATTTGATGTAGGTGGTGGCTGGGTCGGGGTTGAAGTGGTCGAGGTAGTCAATAACCAGTCCAACGAGCGTCTCCCGATTCTTATATTTACCTGCCTTAGTGTTTTGGTCTGAGGCCCAGCCGACAGTCCGTTCTAAAATGGTTCGCACCACTTGCTGTAGACTATCATCACGATCGGCGCCTGACGCCACCAGCCGATCGAAAAGTTCCAGGGCTGCGTGGTATTCGATCCCGAAGCGGAGATGAACGGATTCATCGCGGGATTGCCAGCCGTCGATGATGGTGTATTGGTAAAGGCGCGGGCAGGTTTTGAGCAGGCCTAGGGACGTCGAATCAAAAGCGTATTGCAGGTTGGTTCCTGGGAGGAATGGGGAGTGGACATCGGCTGGGGTGAGGGCAGATTCGTCGAGGGATTGGTCGGGCATGGGGTGGGGACCAGGGTTAGAGTGTAGCCGAGGGCAGCGGCCCAGCGATGGAGGGCGAGGAGGGTGGGTTGGTGGCGAGCGAGTTCGTAGTAGAGGATGGAGTTGCGGTGGATGCCGGCGATTTGGGCTGTGTGGGATTGAGTGAGTCCACGGGAGATACGGGCGACGGTGAGGGTGTGGATGATTGGGTCGGCGGACCAGGTGGTGGGCATGAGGGTTATACTCGGCGGGTGATGGTGGGGATGGTAGAGCCTGGGGCTGGGCCTTTGCTGGCAGGGAGGTTGAGCAGGGCGGAGAGATCGACGCTGGGAGCGACGGCAGGTTTGGCGGGACGATCGCCAGCTAGGCGGCGGGCGCGGTTGTGGCGGTGGTAGGCGATTAGGGTGTCGATGTCGGATTTGGAGAGGTTGCGGGGGTTGGGCTCGGAGTTGATGGATTCGATTCGAGACATGAGGAGGTTGACGTCATTCATGGGAAGAAATCTCCTGGGCAGATGATTTTTATTTCGGGTTTTGGGTAGTCGTCTAGTATGTCGTTCATTTGGGCTAGGAGCTCCGCTATCTTGGCCAGTTTGGCCACTCCGTGCCTTTCGACCATTTCAGCTTCGATTCTTTCCAGGACGGAAGGGGCAGGCTGTTTATGGCTGGGCTCGTCAGTCAAGGGTCACTCCTGGTTTGACGATGTAGATGGTTTTGGGGATGGATGGGATCGCGACGGTGTAGTCTTCGAACCCGGGCGGGCGGGAGGGGTGGATTTGACTGGTGATTAAGTCAAGATCGGGATGGGTGTCTAGGGTGATACTAATTCCGATCTCCGACTCGGCAGCGCGGTGGAATAGTTGGGCCCAGCGGGAAAGGTCACGTGGCATCGGGGAGGGCTTCCTCTTCGTCGATGATTTCTACATGGGAGAGTTTGACGCCGTGCGGGCGGACGTAGATCCACCATTCGTCGTCGGTGAAGCGGAGCTGGACTTGGAGTGAGTCGAACTCCGAGGTGTCGTAGAGAGGGTTGTCGGGGGGATACACACGGCGGGATTGATCGCGCTGGAGTTTGCGGGCGGTGTGCATGCGGTTTTGGAAATGGCGGGCCGCGGATTCGGTGGGGAAGGGGGTGCGGACTCCGGTGGGGTAGGTGATTGCCAGGGCAAAGAGTTTGTAGCAGTCTTCGTACGCTGCTGGGGTGAGGGGGAGGGTCAAGGGGTGTTATCCTTGGTTGGCATGGAGGGATCTGTGGAATTCAAGTTCGGTTTCTAGGTCGTCGATGCGCTCGAGTTGGGCGATGAGTTTGTTGGCGGCGGATTGGATGGCGTCGTAGAGGGGATGGTCGGGATCGGCGCGGCGGAGGGTGAGGGTGAGGGTGTAGATGGCTTGGGAGGAGATGTCGGGGGCGGTCATTGCATGTGTCCTTGGGCGAGGGTGATGACCTGGGCGCGCATTTTGGCGATGAGTTGGGCGATCCCCAGCCAGCCGGTGCCGAGGAGGTCATCGCGAGGGTTGTCTTGGAGTTTGTGGAGATGGCCCATGACGGTGCATAGTTCCTCGGTTTCGATGAGTTTTTCGTTGATTTGGGCGAAGGTGTCGCCGCGGTTGACGTAGCCGGCGGTGGTTTCGTAGTGTTTCATGGCTTGTATCCGTAATGTTCGAGAACGGCCTGTTCGGCGTCGAGTCTGGCGAGGACGGCTTTGTTAAGTTCGTCGCTGACTTGGCGCTTGATTGGGTTGTCTTCGGGGAGGCCCGACATGGGGTCGAGTTTGGCGATGATAGCGGCAAGGGCGGCGTTGGTGACGTGGAGTTGTTGGACTGCTTCGCGGAGTTCTTGACTAAACTCGTTGAGTTTGATGTCGGTTCGGTGTTGGCCTTCGCGGAGGGTGATCTGCATCTCGGCGAGGCGGACTATGCCGAGGTAGTCTCCGATCCAGGTGCGCAGGTTGGACATGGGGGTTAGATCCTTCGGGAGATGGAGGGGATCGCAGGTTGAGTGAGGCCTAGGAGGTTGAGTAGACCGCCTGGGGGTTCATGCCCCTGGGCGGCGGAGATACCAGCAGGTTCAATGGGCTCGGCATCGGCGCTGGTGGTGAGTGCGAGATTAAGGGCCCAGTATGGGGAGTCGGCGCCACGAGTGTGGAGCAGGTTGACTGCGCCGTCGGGGTGGGGATTGGGCAGGCGGCGCAAGAGCCGGGCGAGCCAGAGATGGCGGGATTGCTGTTCGAGGGTGACTCGCCAGCCCTGGGCGTTGGCGTGGGCGATTAGGTCAGTGAGGAGGTCCATAGGCTCCCCGGGCGCGGAGGTAGAGTCGGCGAAGGGCGCGGGCACGGCGGAGGGCTTTGGCTCGATCGATGGCGATGAGGTTGAGTTCGAGGTCATGATGAATCTTCTCCGCTAAAGGGCCGAGGCGGGACCAGAAGTCTGCGGGGATGAGAGGGGTATGGGACTGGCGGGGCATGGCGGGGGTTATCCTATGAAACCAAGACGGCGCAAAACCTCGCGAGCGTTTTCACGTTGCGCGGGCGTGCCTACCCGGGCGGGGAGGGGTTGGAAGGCGGTACGGTCGAGGGTATCGGCGGCTCGTGTGCGGATGATGGATAGTAGTCGGGCAAGGCCGATGGTATCGAGCCGCTCGCGGATGACGTAGGGGAGGCCATCTGGGCCGGGGAGTTGGGTGTAGAGGAATTGCGTGTCGGTCCAGATGAGTAGGGCATTGGGCGGGGCGGCGGTTAGGGCTGGGGAGTCGGTGGGAGTCGGCATGGGCGGGGTTCCTTTCCGGGTCGCCGTGGGAGGGGGCGGAACACTCCGCCCCCTCGAGCTGCGATCAGGAAGGAGTGGCGCTACGGGGTGGCGCTACTCGGCAGCGAGGTGGGCGATTCCCTTGCGGTGTTGTTCCTTGTGCCAGTTGGCTTCGGCTTCATCCATCCAGTAAGGGGCTGGGCCACCGGCGGCGAGCCATTCGCCCCAGAGCATGGAGTCGGGCTTGGCGGTGGAGTGGTAGTCGATGGGAACCCAAGTGGATTGCTGGGCCGGGCTGGCGGGAGTGTCGGATGTTTCAGGGATGGAAGTGTGGTCCGTGTCACTCCCATCCGGGGAGTGGGTATCGCAGATGGGTAACGGCTGTGGCGAAGATTGCCCATTCACATCGGCGTTGTCGCTGGCAGTATCCGAATCGGCATTGGGCGGGGAGGACAGTTCCATGCCCTGGGCGAGTGCAGTAGGGTCCGTGTCACTCTGACCCGAGGGGGTGAGGTCGGCGGCGGGGAGAAGGGGAGGTTCGATGGGGTCGGCGGGACAGGCGGGGGGTGTTACCTCATCGGTGACGGGTATTACCTCCTCGGGGCTGTGAGGAGGAGTATGCACGCTATTGTCAGGGTTGCCCAAAGCAACCAACACAGCGGCGATACGGGACTCGGCGGTGTCGGCGCGAAACTTGACCGAGGCCAACTCCGCCTCCAGGGAGGAGATGAGTGCGTCTCGGTCGAAGACTTGTTGGATTAGACTTTCGGACTTGGCTTCGGAGGAGGATAGTTTGTCCTTGAGGGTGGCAGCCTCGGCTTCCAGCTCGGCGATACGGGACTGGGCTTGGGAATATTTTTCGTCGAAGGCGGATAGCTCGCTTTCGAGGCTGATAATGGTATCCTGCTGGGCTTCCTGAATGCTATCCGCTTGGGCCAATCGCTCCCGAAGCTCGGGGAGTTCCTTGACCGCCGCATCGGCTTCGACCAGGGCAGTGACCAAGGCGTTGATGTTAATGTTGGACATGGGGATTTCCTGTTTGTTAGGGCTGTTTCTGGGCGGGAAGGGGAGTGGACTGAGCGATTTGCTGGGCGCTCCCCTTACCTTACCTTACCTTACTTCCCTTGACCTGTAGGAATGGGATGGTAGGCATCCTGCGAATGACCTGCTGCGCATTGCTGCCTACCATTTGCTGATCGGGCCGCCAATCCTGGGCTTGACCTAGGGCGAGGACACGGCGCCATGCCCGGGCCTAGGTCTGCACATTGCTTGGTGGGTTAGGGCTCAGTCGCGCCCTGGGAGGGGATGCACTGGGGGATGCACCCCGGCCTTAGTGCATCGGATGGTTGGTATGCACCGGGGCGACCTGGGCGAGGATCGCTGTTGAGTCATCCGCAGCGATGTTGGCCTTGCGCCGCTTGGTGGTCTTACCGGCCTGGGCAGCGGAGAGGGTGGTTTTCTTCTCCTTGGCCTTGGCGGCTTTGTCGGCGGCTTCCTTGACTTTCTTGGGATCTTCCTTCAGACCAAGCGCCTCGACATCGATGGCCTTGGGTGGGGCCGCACGGTTGGCGAGGTTGGCCTTGGCTTGGTCGAGGATGGACGGGTCCTTTGCGATTAGGCCGTCGGCAGCGATGGTGATATCCTTCGCTGCATATTTGCTGGGCTTGAGTCCGCGCTCGCGGAGGAGGTCGCGGACCATGTCACGGGCGATGCGCCGAGCTTCGGTGCGGATCTTG